TGCTCTCGCATGGCGGTCATCTTTTGTGCAATTGTGTCCAAACTAGGAACTGCGGTTGATTCAGTGGCCGCACCTTCAGTGGTGTTAGGCGTGATCGTTGTGGTTGTCATATTGTCCTTTCCTGGGCCTTTTACGGTTACCTGGCGTGTGTTTATTTAGTCTCTCTAAATCTCATGTGCCCGTATTTTGGGCTTGTTCTGCGGTGACCAATCTATTTTTCTTGTAGACTGCTCGTTTTAAACTGTTGACAAATGCATCTACACCTGCCAGTTGATTGGCCAGTGCAATGCGTTCTGCATTGGCTTCTGCTGTATGTTGTGTGATGCTGACCAAAGCATCATTGACTTCAAATCTATAGTGGTGAATAAACATGGCCAAGTCACGATTTTTTACCAGTGCTTCAGCCATGCTTCCATAGTTTTTTACTGCATCTCGTTGACTGGGTGTCAACTCTTTGATGTTGGACAGGTCTACTGTTAGACGCCTGTTGTAGGCGTCCACTACTTCTTGATCAATCATTGCATTTCCTTTTTAAATTATCAGTGGCCGTAATCTTGTGTTTTGCCCAGTGCAATACTCATGTAGTTAAGTTCTGTTTCTGGATCTGTGCCAGCAATTTCTGCTTGGATCTGCTGTGCTTTTACAGCATTAAGTTCTGCCACTGATAGGTCTTTCTTGTCTTGTGGGCTTGGCTCTTTGCCTTGCTGTGCTTGCTGACCTTGTTCAATGAGTTTCATAACTTCATCATCTGTAGGCAAGTAGGTGTTGGCATCTTTGATGCCTAAGATGTAAAGTGTGTCAGCAAATGGCTTCTTGATCTTCTTATACATTTCAGGTGTGAGTGTGCCTGATTGCATGAGCCCTTGCACACTGGCATAAAGATCATTTTGGCATTTCTGAATGATCTGCTGGCGAGCCAATGCGTTTTCATCACTCATCATACCAATGGCCAATTCAAGATGAATCTGCTTGCGATCACAGAAGTTCATGTCATCAAAGGCCAAAAAGTCTAAGAATTCTGGCTGACGATCTGGGTGTGTGGTTTGTGCCAATTTCTTGACACCATAATCATCACCATACTGGATCAATGTTCGCCATACCAAATGCAAGGCTTCTTTGACACCTTCGGCACTATTGCGAACTGTGTTGTCTTGAATGATTTGGTTAGGGCTTAGAGCCATCTGTAGTTTGATGCCTGAGTTGCCTGGTGCCATAACTTCAGGGTTGAATACATCTTGTGGAGTGGTCATACCAACCATGGCCATGGTATCTTGTTGAATACGATTCATAGCAACTTCCAGAAACTGTAGGTTACCTGAAGGAGGTGGCATTGGATACACATCTTTGCTGGGGTCAAATTTTGAATCCAAGATAAAGATTGCTGACTCACCGTCCTGCATCATTTCAAAGTCAACACGATCTGGCTTGACACCAATCCTGGGAGTAGCAGTCAGCAAGCCCAATTGGATCTCAGCACGGGCGGCTGAAGTGTTGTATTCTTGCATGGGAATCACTGATTCAGCAACACTCATACCATAGAAGTTGCCAGGCAAGGGTTTGGGGCACATGTTGGCCACAGGAATGAATTCTACTTCTCTGGCACTGATAATGTATGAACCTGAATAGATCAATTCAACCAGTTCTAGTTCACCATCACCGTCAATGTCATACTTGTTCCATACTGTCACAACTGACACAATGCGGCTGTGAGGATCTGCAGAACTGGCACTGGAAACAGGAATACCCATCACAGGCACTGAATCTCTGGCATGGATGGCCAAGTTGTTCAGCACTGAACCTGCTTGGTAAGCACCATTCATGTTGTATTCAGCATAACGTTCAAATTCTTCTAAGTTGATGCCTGGATATAGTTCTGTGACTTCTTGGATTGTCATTGGATCATAGTAACCACAGAAAGGTTGATCAGCCATGTTGGGCACAGTGGGATCACAGATCCAATAGTGCTGTGCGATGGGATGAAACTTGATGTTGATGTTGTAGCCAGTTAGTTTGTATTTGGCTCTGTAGGTAGTGTGTCTAGCAATGGCATCACGAATAATGGTTTCTTGTTCAGCAATGGTATTTTCACCTGCGGCCATGGCAGCATCAATGGCAGGATCAGCACCATCTTCTGGCAAGTTCTGCAGGCCATCAATGAAATTGGTAATCATTAATTCTGCTTGGCCTGCTTGCTGTTCGCCCAACAGTTGTGTAACTTCTGCCATCACAGCAGGAATATTGACATCATACTTTCTACGACTTTGACGCAACACAGTTAGACCTGCTGTTTGTGCTTGTAATTCAAAGGCCTGTAGTTCATCTGCGGTGCCATCTGTTTCAATGTAACGCACAATAGGCTCACGGATAGGCTTGATCATCATCATGCCATTTTTGTGCATACATGCATCCATAACCCATCGTTCCATGATAAAGTGTGGGTCATTCATTTGGTTGATGACTTTGGAAACCATGTCAGTGGCCTGACGAGCCGCAGTTTCATCTTCAGCCCCATCTGCTACAAATTCAAAATTGACTTCGCCACTGGGTGTGAGTCCTTTGGTAATAACAGCAGTTGCGTAGTCAACTACAGGTTTTACACTGGGATGGATGTAGTCAATGCCGTTGACTGGTGCTGTGGAATCTGTAACAGCCAAGCACAGATAGTGATAGTCACTGGCACGGTTTACTGCATTTTTGGTGCCCAAATAACGCAGATAAGATGCCATCTTGACATCCATTTGGTTTTTCATACGAACAAAACGAGCAAGAGTTTTGTTGTTTTTATTGATATTGTCTACGGGTATGTTCTTGATGTCAAGCATCTATAGGATCCTTTGTTAGATCATTTATTTAGTCAGGTAAGATGATCCTGGGCTGGGCTAACTCATGCGTCAAGTTACAGGCTTGACACATGTGAAGTTCTGGATCAAGTGCTGAATCTGCTGGGACTTCATCAGGCTTGGCATCTAATCCATAGCAGGCAAAAGGCACATCTGCTGTGTTTAGCATGGTAGTCAAGGCTTCTGCATGCCTAGGGCACAGCAATATTGGTGCGGCGCCTTCACCAACTATGATCAAGTTGGTGGCTAGGCTCAGGTTATTGTGCTGGGTCATATGACTTTTTCCAGGCAGGTTTGTTTCCATCATCTCTTCTGACATATCTGTCCCTTTGTGCTCGCATGCGTTCTGCTGGGGTTCTATTATCCCAGGGTTCTGCCAGGCCCTGCAAACAGGCCAACAAGGCATAACGACATGAATCAATGGTATCATCTGGATCACTAAATCTGCCCTGCTGATCAACGTAATAGTTTTGTGCATCACTGAGAAACTGTGTGCAGTTCTCATTGACCATTAATGATCCTACTTCCAACATCTGACGCATTTGGTTAATACCATAACTCTTGTGATTAGTTATGCGTCCTTCTGAGTCAGGTGGATTCATTATGGGTTTGTGATACACATTGAGTTCATAACTTTCAAACAGTTCTCTAATACTGTTGGCACTCATGGTGTATCTGCCAGGAGTGCTTGCATCAGCAGGTAGCACAATAGGAGTGCCAAACACTTCAGGACGAAGTAAATGATTGATATACTGAGTGGGCACAGCCTCTTCGATACCTTGCACCACAATTTGTTTGTGTAACCAAGCAGTCTTTTCATAAGGATCCCAATACATTAGACTTATAACAGTTTTGTCATTGACCAAACCCAAGTCTAAAGCAATGACCCTTTGTATATTGGTCATGCGTAGGAAATCATAGTCACCTGTTTTGTAAGTGGGCCAATTGGCAATTTGAAACACAGCACCTTTGCCCATAACAGGCTTACCTGCAATACGAGCCTCTCGTTCATGCGGCAAATAATCTCGTTCTAATTGTCGTCGTGTTTCCATAAGCAAGAAAGGCTGATTCCAAGGATCATACTCAGGCACATCATCCCAACTTACTCTAATATATTCATAGCCTGGTTCTCTGTTCCAGAACTTTGATACTAGACCATTCAAGCCTTTCAATGGCGTGAAACTACACAGGACTTTACCTTGCGTAGTAGCCGTTCTGGTAACAATTTCACTGAAGAAATCATCTGGTGGCTGTTCGTCAAACACAGCCAAATTAAGTTTGAAACCTTGTAATTGTCTGACTTCCTGTGTGTAATTGGCAAATAACAAATAACTGTTAGCACCACTTCTATGGCGTATTTCAACACCAATACAATTAGCCCCATCATTCCGCATAGTGTCAACGACAATACAATCACGAGGTATTGCACCAGTGCCCAGGTGTTCTGTAATTTTAACATCTTGTGTGCCTAATAATTCATTTTGTAGAACCAGTGCAACCTGGCTCCAACCTTCACCTGCTACCATACAAGTGATAGCACCAGTAAATCTATAACCATCCCACCAGTCTGGATACAAACCTGTGAGATGCATGGCAGTTTCATAACAGGTTGATGTGGTCTTGCCTACACGGTTGGCAGCAAGAATACCACGGCGTTCTGCTGAACCTGTGCGAAAGAATTCACGTTGATGATCAAAAGGTCTAAAATACTTGAGGCTGTTGAACTGCATGTCATCAGCCGTAGCAATGACCAAATCTTGCATTTGGTTTTGTAGATTGCTGGGCCATCGTTGATAGGTATTTGGGGCTACCTTGTGCTGATCCAATACATGGAGCAAGGCACGAGCCATAAGGGTCTCAGTGCCTAGCATGTTATGGCTTTCTTAGAACAAACTTTAGATATTCTCTGAGATCTTCAATGTCTTCATCAGCCAAAGCAAATTCAAATGAATGCACACCTAAATCATCAGAATTGCGAATAATTTTAAAAAAGCATTGATCTTTATACCAGGTGTGTTCAATGTCTAGACTGTGGTCTTCTGAGTGTGTTAAATTATGCATTGTCGTCCTTGATTGGATAAGCATGATTCAATTTGGCCAAGTTATCTAAAGCCTGAGTAAGGTCTTGGATCTCCTGTGCTGTGGCAGTCCAAGTTTCTGGATTGGCTAGATCAGCAGGCTTGTTGGTCAACACAGCCTGCAATCTTTCTGCTACCAATCGCATACAATGTTGTATTTGACCTGGAAACCTTTGGGTAAAGGCTTCTCTGTTGGCAGCATTGACCTTTTGCAGGATCTTGGTATCACGAGCCATGCGTTCTTGCTGGGCCTGGTGTATCATGCTGTCACGCATTATGATCCCAAATCCCAAGGATTGTTCTTCACTGTGTCATCAAGACTCACAAACTCACGGTCAATCCAGGTGTCCCATTGGTTTGAATTGTTGACTTTGAAACTCTGCATCATGGCACGCAGTTTCTTGCCTTGTGGTGTCATGGTGCCATTTTCACGAACTGCTGTTTGTTCACCAGTTCTAGGATCAATCATTCTAATCACTTCAGGTCTGTTGCGACCATACTTGTCAATCTTTTCGCCATGTGGCACAGGTTCAATGGGACCCAAGACTTGATAACTGATAACACCGTTCTTGTATTTGCGGAAGATGCAACTCACTTTCTTGTCTTGGCTACGCATGCCAAAGTCTGGATGTGGCACAACATTGCACACAAACAAGTTCTGTGTGTCTGAATGATCAGGCAATGTGGCATCTCTTGCGGGTTCGTCTTTGACAGGATCCACAGGCACTAGGTCGCCCTTGTCAATGTAAGGGTTGTCATTGCCAATAAATTTAGGGTCTACTTCTTGACCATTCAACACATCCATGGCCACTTGATATTTGAGTTTGTTGGCACGACCTTTGAGGCTCAGCACAATGCCTGTTTCATCAAACACAAATCGTTCCAGTTGTGTGGCTGTGGGGAAGTCAGTCATTAGGCCATCAAGGTCATACTCTGCGGCAGCAAGGCTGGCAGGTGCCTGTGGTTTAACTGTTTCTGTTTTGGCTTTGGTTTTTTTGGGTGATTCTGCTGGCTGATCTTGTTCAGCAGTCACAGTGCCTTGATCCCAAGGATCAGGTGTAGGGGTAGTGGTTTTTTGCATTTCTTTTCCTTTTCATTTTCATTGCAATCACAGGCAGATAGTTCTGCCTGTGGGTTATTTATTAAAAGTTGCCAGGTAAGGTAGTGTTGCCTAGGCCAGGATTAAATCCACCTGACATACCTATGCTGACATTGGGGTTCTGTTGTGTGGCCTGTGTTTGTTGATAGTTAGGTGCTGATCCTGACTTGCCGCCCATGTTTGAAAACGACTGATTCATTACACCACCAAGACCTGTGAATAATGGAGCAATTCGTTGTGCGTTTGGATCTTGACTTTGTGCGGCTGCATTGCCAATGGCATTGGGAATAAGAGAAACAGCAGAACCAATAAAATTACCAATGGGATTTGATTTGCCACCTGGCATGCCAGACTGTTGCATAGGTGCTGTTGAGTCTGTGTAAGGCATGGCTTCTAACTGTGGCTGTGGCAAGCCTGGACCAAATCCAAC